GGCGACCTTCCAACAAACTTGCAAGAGGCACTCGTGCAAGAGATGATCGGTAAGATCGCGCAAATCAACGAAACAATTATGTGGAGCGGTGTCAATGGAACGACTGGTCAGTACGACGGGTTGATTACTTTGATTGACGCAGACAACACCGTGAACTTCGTTGCTTCGCCTGTGGCTTTGACAGTTTCAAACATCATTGCAAAGATCGAGTTGCTACTTGCCGAAATTCCAACAGCCGTTGAGAACTCAATCGAGAAGCCGCTTGTGTACATGAACCAAAAGGCATTCCATCTTTACCGCCAAGCCAACGTTGCAACGGGTAACGGATGGTACACCTACAACGGCGCAGCAGTTGCACCAACGTTTATGGGTATCTATGACATCGCGATATGCCCCGGCATGCCCGACAACGTTATGATCGCGGCACAAAAGTCAAACCTTTGGTGGGGAACAAACGTGGAGAGCGACTACAACAACATACAAGTTGTTGACATGGAGCAATTCGCAGAAGAGAACGTACGCTTCTCAGCGAAGTTCTTCGCAGGTGCGCAGTATGGTTTCGGTAACGAGATCGCCGCATACGGCCCAGGATTGTCTTAATCATTAACTTGACAGCGGAGTAGTAGAAATACTGCTCCGCTTTCTAAATACCACTTGAAAAAATGGCATGTAATTTAACCAAAGGTTTTACCTTCGATTGCAAGGAAGGTGTGGGTGGTATAAAGGAAATTTTCCTTTCGCCAACTTCCAACTTCGCGACAGGCGTAACCATCGACAGCGTAACAGGAGAGGTAACAGGGCTACCAACAGTAACCTTGTACCGCTATCAGATCGACACTAAGCTAGGCACATCGTCTTTCGTTGAGGCCGTGGAATCAGCGAACGGAGGTGTGTTGTTTACGCAAACAGTAACAACTGTATTGCAAGGCTTATCGGCTGACAAGCGCAAAGAACTTGACCGCATCGCACGCAACCGAGCCATTACTGTATTCGTTCGCGACAGCAACGATAACATTTTAATGGCTGGCCGTCTTGATGGTCTTGAACTATCAAGCGGCGATTGGACAACTGGCTCGGCAAAAGGCGACTTCAATGGTTACAACCTTGTATTCACAGGGCAAGAGCGTAACGCAGCAGAGCACCTCGAAACCTACACCGAAGTTCCTTTTGATAACTTCAACGATGTAACGGTTGATCCTCCCTACGTGGTGGCATCATAACCAAAACAAACAACCGAAAAGGGGCGGGTATATAGCCCGCCTTTTTTTATACACGCAAAATGAAATACAAGGCTAAAGAATACACTATCCTAGTGTCCAACGGCAAAGAGATTAACTTATCTTTGTTATCGCAAGCAAGACTTGCAGAACTGCACCCAAAGTACCCTCATTTAATTACCGTAAATGATAACACTAAACGCAAACCAAGCGAACCAAACGGTGCTACTCTCATTGAGGGAGATGCGCCAAGTGCTGAGTAGTGCGTTTACGCATTACCTTCTCATCATTACCCAAGACGACAACGGCGAGAGTGGTGTGCAGCTTGCGCAAGTTCCGGCGATTGCGTATGAAAACGACCGTATCACTAGCTTGACGGTTACAACGGTAACACTTACCCGTGGCGGCACCTACCGCTACGAAATTTACGGCCAAAACAGCGCATCAAACCTTAACCCGAATAATAGTTCGGTTGTTGGTAGCGTGGCAATAGGAACGGTAAGAATGAACGATACCACAGAATACTTCGATGAACCTATCATTGATATACCCCTCGACATAAATGGCTGAAAATACCCCAAATAAACAACCCAATAAGCAACCGCAAGTACAGAGCATTGAACTTGCCGTGTATCAACCCGTATCGCCAGCTACCAAGCTGGATAAAAAAGGGTGGATAAATTACGGCGACGATAATATGTACCCAAAGTACTTGCAAGAACTAAAGAATAGTGCGCCTGTTCACGGCGTACTCATTCGTTCCATCGTTGCAATGATCTCGGGCAAGGGATTTGCCTCCGACGATCCATCTGTTCAAGCGGTTATTGACAGTTCAAACCTTAACGACCAAATTGATTCAATAGCCGACGACATTAAAACATTCGGCGGTGTGTACCTCGAAGTCATAAACCGACTTGATAGAACAGGCGTCGCCAAAATAAACAACCTTGGGTTCGCATCGTGCCGACTTGCGGCCGACGAAGAGGGTGAGGTTGTCGGCGTGTACTACTCAAAGAACTGGAAGGACTTAAAAAAGAATCCTGTAAAACTCATTCACCCCTACGATGGTGTAGGTATGGAAGGTGGTAAGGGCGTGGTGTATCTGCACGTGCCCAAACAAGACGACGAGTACTACCCTTCGCCCGACTACACGTCATGCATTAACTACGTGGAACTCGAACGCGAGATAGGCATTTACCATGTGAATAATATTATGAACTCTTTGATGCCTTCGTTCATTGTGAATTTGTACAATGGTAGTGATGTTGATCCCGATCAGCAAACCGAAATAAAAAAGCAATGGGAGCGTAACTTAACTGGTGCAAAGAACGCTGGCAAGTTCCTCATGTCATTCAACGAAACGGATCGCAAGGGTGTTGAGATAACAACGTTCCCTATCAGCGACGCCGATAAACAATATCAGTTCCTTTCTTCACAGGCTTTATCGCTTGTAATGATCGGCCATCGTGTAACCACACCACTACTCTTTGGTGTGCGCGACGTGGGCGGTGGATTCGGTAGTAACAAAGAAGAAATGACCGAGGGGTTACGCATCTTCTTAAACCACGTTATCGAGCCGTATCAGCGTATATTGATAAAAGGCATCGAGGACATTTTAAACGCGAAAGGTAAGATCACTATTGTGCCGAATACACCGATTTCTTTAGAAGAAGAAGTCAAGGAACAAATTGCAATAGACGGCGGTGGTGCAGACGTTGCCTCGCAAGCATTGAACGGAGCGCAGATAACTTCGCTTGTTGACATCATTATGCAAGCGGCGGGTAACGCGATACCGATTGAAAGCGCAAAGGCAATTGTGGCCGCTGGTTTCCCTATGCTTACACCAGCGCAGATCGACAACATATTCAAAGACATTGTACCCGGCACATTACCACAAGCCGCTGTACTTAGAAAGCAGATCGAGTTATCGGTGGCTGAAAAAAAAAAGTGTAGCCACAACATAAGCGATGAAGATGGTAAGGCTTGGCTTGCTTACCTTGCCGACAAGGCTGAGGAAGTAGATGAAGACGAGTGGGATTTAGTAAGCATCGAAGAGGCGGGAACGCGTGAAGATGAACTCGCGCAGATGGAGAAGTACGCCAACCTTGAACTATCAGTTGGGCAGTACGCCAACGGCGACGACAAAAGCAAGTGGGGCGACGCGGGATTGTTTAAACTTCGTTTCGCTTATTCGCAAAACATTAGCGAAGACACGCGAGAATTTTGCCGCGAGATGGTGAACCTATCCAACCAAGGCAAGGTGTTTAGGTATGAAGATATTGAGCAGATGAGCAGCGATGGTGTTAACGGGCAATTTGCTCCCGAAGGCCAAAGCACATACGATCTATTCGAGTTCAAAGGCGGGGCGTTCTGCCATCATAAGTGGGTTCGTTTGATCTACTTCCGCAAAAGAGAAAAGGGTCGTTTCTTGCCCAACGACGGGCTGAAAAATGATAAACGCGTAGGCAATGTTCCGTACGTTCCAAAGAAAGGAAAGGAATCAGTAGCACCGATCAACACACCAACGAGAGGATCACTTAAATATTCATAACATGGCAATCGAAGCACAAGTTTTATTAGTCAATGCGGAGTACGTTAAGAAGTATACGCACCTCAACGATTCGGTAGATCAGAACCTTATCAACCCGTCGGTGTACGCCGCGCAGGATATGTACATCGAAAACATCATAGGTACCGACCTTATGGTAAAAATCAAGGCCGACACCGCCGCGAATAACATCAGCGGCAACTACGAAACGCTGCGAGATAAATACATTCGCCCTGCCCTTGCGTGGTGGGTTATGGTTGACCTACTCCCTCACCTTGCATACAAGATGGATAACGGCAACCTCGTGCAACGCACATCAGAAGACACTACGCCTATCGACGATGCGCGGATGAAAGACTTAAAAGACCAAGCAATAAACAAGGCAAGGCACTACACCCAGCGACTAAGCGACTATCTTTGTGCAAAGAGTTCACTCTTTCCCGAATTTAGCAGCAACACCGAAGAAAAGATTTCGCCTACCTTGCAAACACGCGGTAGAAGTAGTGTAATTTTCAGCGATGGTAACACAGCGATGAGCAGAGAGGGCGCAACAACTGGAATAAGAATATCACAACTTCCATATCATGGGTAAGGAACAAAAAGAAAAGCGGTTTAAAGAACTGCTCAAACTTAGAGAATACGAACGCGAAAAATTAAAACAGAAAAACAATGGCAAAAATGCTAATCTATCTAAAGAAAAATGATGAGTTCACTATTGCAACCATCGGTAGAGATGAATACTTTATCGACGAGGTTGGAATTGATAACAAGTTTATTGACAACACAGGCGCATCGGTAGTGGCCGATCTTGCAGAATATGTGCAAGAGGACAGCGAAACCATTGACGCGGACTATGACGACACCATAACCGATGTAAACGGCAACGTGGGTAATCGTATTATCGGTGGACGCCCTAAAAAATGCAGAAGAAAATGAGATCGGTTATCGTTTTAACCTCCATGCTTGGTGCCATGGCCTCGTGGTTAATTGCTTATGCAGTTGCGCCACTTGGCATGGATGACACTTACTTTCTTTGCGACGCAATCGCCAAGGTCTGTGTTACATTCGCTCTCTTTGTATTTATCGCAAAAGAATTAACTTGGCTCAAAGTCACCGCCAGCGTTCTTCTTTGGGGTAGTATCTCGAATTTAATCGATGAATTATTTTTCGATCCTACTACCTTTCAGATCAATGAAGTTATATTTGTGGTATCAACCGCCATATATGCGGTATATTACTATGCAAAACGAGTACGACACACTAGCTGAATTGAACGCTATAATATCAAAATCATTTACGTATATCCTCTCTATACTCATGGGATTGATTGGTTCAATAGGCTTTGACTTAATGGTAAACAAAAGGTACACATGGAAACAACGCGTGGGCATTGTTATGGTATCGCTGACCTTTGGAACACTTGGAAGTGTGGTGTGTGAGCATCACGATTTCGGCTTTTTAAAGCACGTGGTGCCAGCGCTATCTACCATGTTTGGGCAATACATCGCCCTTTACATTCACAAGAATAACAAGCATATTATTGAAAGTTTGATATTCTTTATCACAAAGAAAAAATGAGCAAGAAAAAATTCAAAGATACCGCCGTTGGTAAGTTCATCAGCGACAAGGTTAAGCCAATCGCTGGGGACGTTCTCGAATTCGTCGGGGACGTTACAGGCATTGAAGCCATCGACAAGGTTGGTGAGTTCCTTAACGCGAAAGCAGAAGAGGATGCGCAGTTTAAAGCCTTGCAGATTGAACTCGAAGAGAAGCGCATGGAGTGGGAGCTCGAATTCCGTCGCATGGAAATTGAAGAACTGCAGATCATGCTTGCCGACACGCAAAGCGCACGTTCGCGTGAGGTTGAATTCATGCAAGCCAACGGAGGTAAGCGCGATTGGGTGCAAGGCGGCCTTGTGATATTCAATATGGCTATCCTTGCTACCATGCTTGTGTTTCTCGCAATGCGAACCGTTCCCGAGGCTAACGTGCGTATCTTCGATATGTTACTTGGTGGTGTTGTTGTAAGCGGATCACAGGCCATCTTTCAGTACTACTTTGGTAGTTCACGGGGCAGCCGACAGAAGGACGACATTATTAAAAGCATGAACAAATGAGGCGCGTTAGGGTAACAGAAAACTTCTTTCTCGATGAGTTCATCGATCCATCAACCTACGCTGCACGCGGGTCACGTTCGATTGAACTTATGGATATGAGGATCATTCTCGCCGTGCAATATATCCGCGATCACTTGGGGCCTGTAACCGTCAACAACTGGGCAGCTGGTGGTAAACGTCGTTTATCGGGTCTTCGCCCGCACAACACGACCATAGGCGCACGCTGGAGCCAACACAAGTATGGCAGAGCGATTGACTTGCAAGTGCAAGGCAAGACACCCGCCGAGGTTCATCAGTTTATTATGGACAACGAACGACTGTTTGTTGAACGGCAATGGATCACAACCATTGAAGAGTTGGAAGACACCCCCACGTGGACACATATCGACTGCCGCTATACCGGAATGGATAAAATGAATATCGTATCGGGTAAATAAAAAAGGGGTTGTTACACCCCTTTTCTTTTTAGCAGCGTACTACTTTAAGAATTTTTGCTCGTTTATATGCCAAAACATCGTTAAATTTAAAAGAGCCAAAATATGCACTGCAAAATTTATCATCACCGTGCTTCATTGAATAGGCGCGTGATTTATTATGCAGTCCGCGTTTAGGCACCACAAACTCCCCAACCTGAATATCTTCATACTTCACAGGAACTAGCTTGCATTTGATGGGGGTTAATTCCTCAGCCTCTTTAATTCCGCAAAGTAAAAAAGAGTCTTCGTGAATATCCTTTGTTAAACCAATGCCATCACTTACTTGTAAAGTAATTTGCCCACACCACATATAAAACTTCACGTTATCAGGAACAAGCATTTCAACTTCTTTTTCTTTGAAGTCTTTGAGGTCGTAGTTGGTGTACATGGTGTATTGGTCGCCTTTTTTCTCGTAGATGTGCGTGGTTAATTTTAATGTCTTAACGGCCACGCCCTCTACCTCACAACGAGGGTCGTCGGATTCCACAAACTCGTGATACTCTCCGCTTTGCTTGTGCTTCACAAGTTTCCCCACAAGTGCCTTTACCTCATCAGGGTTGTAATCGCGGGCGTCGGTTAGGTTGAAGTATTCGTCATTGTGTGGGTAAAAGCCATCCTCTTGACCTTTATCATTGATAAAAGCGCCCACTTTCTCCACATCACTCATACATTGATACCATTTGCCATTTGTAAAATGTCCCCCTTTGCCCCCATCTACACATACACACTTCACCCACTTCCCAATCAAGGGATGCTGTTCATCTTTGACCGCTTCTTGTTTCTGAATTTCACCTCCAAGTGATTCGATAACCGTAATCGCTGTCTGATCTACGCGGTCGAATATAACCACTACTTTTTCTGTGTTTTCCATTTGTGTTTGTTGTTTTACCCCTCTATGTTTTGAGGGAGGTTACTATTTGTTTGATAAAGCCGTGAGAATCTTGTCAGCCATAATGACTGCTTCTTCTGCTATTCTTTCGCTTTCAAGCACACCTAAATCGGTGTCGTTATCATGCCTTTTAGGAACTCTTGTTAATAGCCCCTGCATGGCTACTGCTGCAAAATACTCACGTTTTGAAAGACCTCCTTCGTCAACGTGAGAAGTTCCGTCTGCGGTTGTAAAGCCATAACCGAATGCTGATTTGTGTTGATTTTCCATCTCTTTTCGTTTTACTGTTTGTTTGTTTGTGAAATTCTTTCTTTAACGCCTTCAAGGTTGTACTGATAGCCTTTTTTGCTTCGGTCAAAATAAACCTTTAGGGTATTGCTCACAAAAAACCCATTTACATTAACACCGTTGGTTTTTTCTTCAAAAGGAACTTGTTTGGTTTTTAGCCACGCTTTTAGCTCGTTAAAGTCTGATAAGCGCGATTGCTCTACTTGATCTTTCCAGACATTCTTTTCTGTGCGCGTTAAGTGTGATGACATTTGTGTTGATCGTGTTAAATTGTTTGTAATTAAATAACCTCCATTCCAAGTTTCATAGCAAGATTGTTGACCAAAACATCCGCGAATAGCATGGATAATTGGAGGTTGTCGTTGATCTCTTCCGCGCCTTCGACGTGTATTGCTACATACGTTTTATGCGCATGAATCGGGGAATAAATTTGGCGGGCAAGTTCGGTCGTTGACCATTGTATCATGCCTTCAACAATGAACATGTATTCTTGACCGTCGATCACTTTGCTAACCTTGTGGTCTATGCGGTGCACATCCTCACCCAATTGATTCGTGAAAAACATCAAATCGTCTTTATCCATCCACTTTAAGTCCGTGGCTATGTTGGCAATTTCTTGCATCACCCGTGCTTCTGTTTTGCTATCCATTGTTACCTCCTTTATCTTCTAAATGCTTCATCACCAAAACAAACAGTTCAAGGTCTTGCTGCATAAGTTCCCGAACGTAAGTTGGCACGTTAAAGTTATCCAAGCATTCTTCCGTTGTTTCTACGTGAATACGAATTTTGTTGTACAGTTCTTCGTTACCCATTGTTACCTCCTTCTTGTGTTTCGTGAATGTTGCCGATTACTTCTACTTTAAAAAACCAATCCATGCTATCACCTAAGATACCTTTCAGTCTTTGACCATAACTTGTCAGCATAGTGAATCCGTTTAACTGGTATGAAATAATAAGAATTTCACCCTCTTCATTCATCACCTTATCCCCCTCAAATATCTTCACCCCGTTCTTATCGGTCAATCCTGTAAACTGCCTTACTGTTTCGGGGAGGACTTCGTGTTCATTGTAAATCCAAGTGGCTGCGGGATCAGCATGTGTTGGGTGTTCGATTATTTCCCTTGTAATATACATCTTACCCGTATATTGATTAAGCAGGCCATACACCCATCCTTGACCGTCTGTACGAAGGCCGCGAAATTCTATCGGTCTCATTGCTTACCTCCTTCACTTGTTTCAGTTAGAACGATTTCGTTGCGGTAAAGTTGGTTCTTAAAGTCTGTCCAATGAATTGCTCCCTCTGGTCTTTCGTGCCAAGGAAACATCTCGAACCATTCTCTTAGTGTCTTTTCCATAGTGTTTATTTTAGTTTGTGTTCTGTTAACCAAATTTCTTCAATTTCTCTGCCCGTTAAAGAGTTAGGGTGTTTCGACGTGGTGTCCATTTCCTTTTGTTTTAGCCAAGATATTACCTTGTAAAACTTTTCCTCCAACGAAAAGCCATTCCACCATTCAACCGATGCTTCTCGGGCTGTCTTTTCCATAGTTGTGTTATTTGTTTTTATTGTGCCTACAAATGTAATCTAATTTTTACACAGTATGACAAAAAATAGAAATTTAGAACGATTCTAAACAAAGGAGTACTTACCGTAATTGGGCTTAAGTTCAAAGTACGCACGCATCATTAGCATATCCGCAAAGTCGGGGCTGATCCCGTGGCGTAACTTAATCTTATCCTTTGGTGTTACCGCTAACTTACCATCCTTATCGACGTTCTCGCGGCGGATCATGTCGAGTTCAGCGGCTATTTTATCTTTGTAATCATTCGCCACAAGCATCGTTACCTTGCCTTTTTCAATGAGGTCGGCTAACTTATAGTAACACTCACTCTTTAGGTTCATGTACTGGGGCTGCGTGGCCTTGCTGCCGTTCACAAATCCAAGGCACTTCATAATATCTTTCACACCGCCACCAATACCATCTTCATCGACAAGCACACTCTTAAGACTTACCTTGTGTGCTGCCATAAGTTCGCGAATTGCTTCAATCGTTACCGTTATATCCACCCTTGTGAGCACCCGAATGTCAATAAGTGTAAGCCCGTCCCACACACCGATCACCGTTCTATCTTGACCAAGGCGAGCAATGTCGGCGGTTATTCTTTTCTCACCACTTAACAGTTCGTTTCTGAAACATCGCAGCACGTCGTCAGTCTTGAACATCACATCAATGCTTTCGTCGTAGTCCCAATCGCCGTCGAGTAATCGCTTGCGAAGTTGCTCGGGCAAACTTGCCAACTCTTCAAGGTAACTCTCGGGGAGTTTTGGGTTGTCGCCGGGTAATGCTGGAACAAAGGCGAACTTCGGATCGAGCACTCCCTCCACCCACGGCTTGTAAATCTTGTTGTACAGCCACCCCTTACTCGGGTTACAAGTCATTAAGCCTTTCGGTTGCAATCCAAACTCATTCAACTTGTACCTCACACGTGAACGCACAACCGATACCGCCCGCTCGCTCACTTGCGCTACCTCGTCAATAAAGAAATCCGTAATTTCTAACGATCCAAGGCTATCAAAATTCGGATCGGAGGGGTAGGCGAACAAGTCCTTCAAGATTATTTCGCTCCCGTTCTCAAAGTAAATGATATTGCTCTGGCCGTTAAAGGTGTAATGCACACCGCTTCGCAGCCCAAACATCGCAGCCACCTCGAAAAAAGTGTTGAGGGTTGTTTTCTTTAACGTGTCTAGCTTACTTCGACCGATCAACCCGCGTGAACCTGCGTACTTTATTCGGCGCATGATCTGCCATGCGCACCCAAGGAACGATTTACTACCACCCGCCGCACCTCCAAACAACACAACACGAACGGGTGAATCCACCTTAAGGTGTTCAAGGGCGCGCTGTTGAACGGGAAAGAAGTCAATGCTATGGGTTGAGGCACTCATTCACGTATATCATTTCGGCCTTTGTTGCTGGCTCGTTGTAGTGTACCCGCTTTATCTTGTCAAACGAGTTTAACTCATCCTTGTACTTTAACATCACGATGTACCCATCGAGGCGAACGACTTTGCCAATATCCTTAAACATTCTTTCTGCTCCCGTTTCGCAGCCCTTTAGTTGATAAGGGCGACCGCCACAAGCAAGCATCGCACCTTTGCTAAAGATGTTTATGCCGGGAAGCAGATCAACCTTGTAGTTCAAATCAACTCGGATCGTTTCGCCCGAAATCATTTGGTGAATAAGTAACGGCTTACCATTACTTACGCCCGACATGATAACTTCGTTTGGATCGAGTACAGCCAACTGCTCGAACATACCAAGGGGCGCAAAGTCGTCGGCCCCAACCAAGCAATACCAATCGCTCGGGGGTAATGCCGCCAAAGAATCGTTGAACTTTTTGCGCAAACTTTCATCTCCAGCACTCGCCGTTGTACCGTGCGTTTGTGGTACCTCAACGTATGAAACGTTATCCGATAAGAACGGCTCCACAAATCGTTTTGACAAGTTGCCCTCGCTTCCACACACAACAACAGGAAAACCGCTCTTTGCGTAGTGTGCTATGCAGCGTTCGTATGCGGGTTGGTGTGGTTTACCCTTTAGGTAAATCGGGATTGCTATTGAAATTTTCATTGAATTTGAGTTTATTAAGTAAGTGTGTGTTTTGTTTTATCGGCCGTGCAGGGCTGCCGACCCATACCATATACACCTCGTCGTGGTGTCCTTTGTAGAACGATCCCGCCCCGATCATTGAACCCCTAGGTATAAAAGATTTTTGATGTACCGTTGCGTTTAAACCAATCGTACTATCATGTTCAACGTGGGTAAACCCACCGATCTTTGCACCACACGAAAGCGTTACCCTTTCACCTAAGTAGGCATCATGCCCAACGTGTGCGCCTTTCATCAGCGTGCAGTTACAGTCAATACCCGTCGAAATCTCTTTTGCTCCATCTACCGTATTGTGGCCGTGAAGTACTGCGCCTTTTCCAATAACAACAACGCCCGTATCTGAGTGCCGCATCCGATCATTCGGATATTCAGCGACACTACCAATGATGCAGTAAGGGCCTATCTGCACGTTATCGCAAATCCATGCACCTCCGTAAATGATTGAAGTACGATGCACAAAGGCACTTGGCTCAACTATCGCGTCGGGGTGAATGTTTATCCAGCCTTTTTTAAACAACCACAGTTTTAGTTTTTTCATAGTTTACCCAGTAAAAGAAATTTGAAAAAATAAAATAACATCAGTAAGCTGCCTACGGTTAACCAAAAGTCCAAACGATTTTTAAACTTCATTTGTTCTTCTAATGGATCTTTTTTGTAATACTTCTTTCTCATAGTTTGTATTTTGGATCTCCTGTTAACTCGAACAATTCAGCGGCGATCGAACGGCCTTCGCCGATCAAGGTTTGTTTCAGAATCTTGTTGTCGCATATCGCGATTAGCGCACCGACTTCGAGAAGTTCCTCTTTCAACTCGATGCATCTTGTGTATTCTTTTTGGTTCATAGTTTTTTTAAGTATTGAAAGTAAGCCATCGTTTGCAGTTCACACACACACTTCTGCTCAAAGATACGGAGTTCAGCTTCACTCATCGTGCTGACCTTGCGCGGTGAAATGTTTTCCCGCGTCATAACTTCATACCTCGCACGGCGGCGCATCTCCTTAATTTGCTCGTCGGTGTAGTCGTCGTCATTCACGCGTCCTGTTTCTTGCAGCCAGCGGAAAACACGAACCGCTCCGAACGTCCATGTGTCTTTGCCAGCAGCCATACTTTTTTTATCGGCCTCAATGATCGAAAGCCAATCGGCCTCCGTTACCTGTTTTGGCGGCAAGGCGAGGGCCGTCCTTTGATCTTCTACCTCTTGGTGGTATCTTACCATTACTTTGCCGCGAAAGTCCTTGTATTGGCTTAAAATTGAGCAAAGGTAATCGTGGGTAAATTCCCCGAAGCATTGAACGTGCTTCTCTAGTTGCCGCGTTATGTTCATCGTTACCGCGATACTGAGTTCATTTAAAGTAAGTTGCGGATAACCGACGGCCAAAACAGTTTGAAACATTTTGAACTGCGGATCGGGTATGGCTTCTTTTGCGCCAGCAAGTGCAGCGCATTTGGTGAGCGGTACGTGCAGGTCTTGGATCGAGCAGTCCCTTAATTTCTTGCCTGTTGTGGCCTCTCGAATGATTGTGTCGTTGATGTTCATTGTGTTTGTGTTTGAGGGTTGTCTTGTTCCGCTAATCGCCTCGCTTGTGCTTCGAGGTCTGCTGCTGTTACTTTGCCAAAGATACGCACTTCGTCGTTTGGTGAGGGCTTGTGGTTGCGCTTCCAAGTTCTGCACGCTGCCTTCCAATCCTTCATCGGTGCTTTGCCGCCGATCTTCCAGCCGTTGCTCGAGAAGTGATCCCAAAACTTTTGACCCTCGGTGTAGGGTAGGCCAATTTCGAGAAAGTAATTTCCAACTTCATCGGGTGAGGTCGGTTTATGTTTTTCCCTTGACAATCCCTTTTCAGTTAAAGATAAAGAGTTAGAATTAGATATAGAGTTAGAGTTAGAGGTTCGGTTAGCTGTTCGCTTAACCGAATCGGTTAACCCATCGGTTAACCCAACTAACTTTGGATTGCCTCCTTTTTTTCCATTTTCTTTGTTAATCAATGACTTATGAAATTCACGCTCTATGCGCCGAGAAACCAACCACTCCACACCCGCCTCGTCAACTACGAAATCGAAGCAACCGAATTTTTTAAACTCGGTTAGACTTTCGGTTATCTCTTCGGTTAACCCACCGCTTAACCGAACAAGCAACCGAACGTCAACAGGCATCCTTCCAACTTGGTCGGTTTGACGTAAATAAATAATCAACTCCAAGAGCAGCCCGCGAGCGGTTAACGATAACGGCTTCACGTCGTTTGCCCAGTCTTTGAAGTTAAACTTAAACCAAAATTCTTGTGCCATTTTTTTTTAAAAAAAAGAGCCGCAGGGTTTCGTGGTTGCAGCACTACTCCCCATACGGCTATTTAAAGTTTTTACATTACCTACTCTGCAACCATAGGTAACTCAAAGATACTTAAAACGGTAAGTCGTCCTTCGCGTTTGAATCAAACTTATTAACATTTGGCGCGTTACTCGGCTGACTGTCACTCTGCCAAACGATCTTACCGTTACCGAGGTACACGGCAGGCTCGCCCTTGTCTCGTTCATCTTTGGTTACTGATCGGCCTCATCGTTAATAGTGATCGAAACGTTGATGTACTTGCCGCCGTTCTTGAAAGGCTTGCCGTTCTTGTCGACGGTCTGCACTTTTGATTTGTCAATCTTTGTAAGGTCGATGCTTGCTGAAATAATTTTTGCCATTACTCAATAATTTTAAAGGTTTCTGTAAATTGTTTTTTCATTACCCGAATCTTCTTTCCGTTCGGCACATCGAGGTTCTGAAATACCACCGTGTGCTTTGTGGTTTCGATCGTCTTAAGTTTCATCGGTGTGTTTCGCCCTACGTGCAGGGCGATAAATGTCTGGTCAATTTTGTGTTTCATCTTTTGTGTTAAAAAGTTTTTCAAATCCTTGAATACCCTTGGCAATCAGTCGGCCCTTTAACCCGCCCATCGCCGTTCTGAATTCCCTGTCTGTGTCGTGCATATTGCATACTACTTTACGCGCGTGGTGAACCGTTGCGTGGTCTTTGCCGTAATACTTTGCCGTTTGCATCATAGTGTAGTTGGTGCAAAAGTAGGTCGCTATCATTGCTATTTGCCTTGGTAGCGTTACGTAATGCTTGCGCGTTTTATCCATGATCTCCAGCTTTGATATGCCAAAGGTTAGGCAAATCTCTTCGATAATAATATCGCGCTTTTTGTGGTCGCTCATGTAGTTTGCGCCCATGTCGGTTATCAACTGCTCCACCTCTGTTGGTTCAAAGTTAACCCTACTTAATTCATCTAAAAACGGTGCATGAAACCTCGGCGGCACAAAGGATAGGAGGGTTTTAATAGTACTCATTCCTCGCCCTCCCATTGTGCGGCACTACCTTGGAGGCATAGTTCCGCTAGGTTAACAATATCGCCGCCGTTGTCTTTGGTAAGGTCGTAAACCTTTTTCATTGAACCGACACTCATTGTGCTGGGTTGTGCGATCCATTGGTGGGCTGTTGGTCTGCTGATTCCCATCTGCTTTGCGAATTCGCTTTTCGTTCCGAAGTGGTACTTTACGAACTCATCAAAGGACTTAAACTCGGGGTTGTTGTGTTTCTTCTTTTTCATAGCTTTACTTGGAGTGTTGATGTGGATTTTTTAACGGGCGGGAACACCTCGAATGATTCCCCCGTTTCGGGATCACCCATAATGGTTTTACCCTTTAATGATTGGAGCGTTTTTTCAAGAGCCTTGCGCATCTCTCCGTACTTTTTCTCCTCACCTTGGTATGCAAAGTACATAGGGTGTCCGCAGCCCGAGTAGTCGTACTTGGTGCCTGCTTCAACGAGGGTAATAGTTGCGCCAAGTGTTTTCACCTCTTTGGTTCCGTATGCCTCGGCCGCATCTCTCGCCGCTTTGTCCAGCGTTTCTTTGATGTTGTCGAATACCGTGGTCATTCCTTTGATGAAGATTTTAAAGCGGAGAGGATCAACCTCCCCGCTTTCAATGGCTTCAATTAGTTGGGCTGAAAATTGTTCAACCTCATGCTTGCCAAAGGGCAAGTCTTTAAATGCTTCTAGTGGGTTCATGCTTGCTGTTGTTGTTTCTGTTCTTTTTCTACTTTCACAAACTCGCGGTAAATGCTATCGCGCTCCGAGGTGTATCGGCTGTCGGCAAGTACAAGGGGCGATAAGGTAGCGTTGTACTCTTTGATGGCAACCGTTGATCCGCACTTGACTAGGCCGTCAATCGCATCTTGAACCAAGGCGTCAACATCCTCACCGCTCTCGCACCATTCACGAATAAGTTTCCCTGTTTCTTCTGATGGAATGAATGAAGGCTTACCCATGAATAACCCAGTACGATCCTTTGATGCTGTCGCGTTGTGGCGAATATCAAGTTCAAGGTTAACCGTTAACTCATACTCGAAGCCCTCGCGGGTAACTTCTTTCAGCCCTGCCTTTTCCACTTTTACCTTTCCGTTGTTATCCTTGGTCATGTCGTAGTCTTGCTTGCGACGAACGGTAGTAATAACGTGGCACTTGCTTTCAAGTATCGCGTTAACGAATGCTTGATGGCGTGGTGTTACCTTCGCCCAATCTTGGTATTTACCGCCAAGGCTGTCGAGAATTTCAAGGCACCCACCCTTACCGTCCCATTCGTGGGTGATGCTGTCGGTAATGATAACCTCCATGCCGGCGTTCTCGCAGTCGTGAATTGCTTCGATGTACTTTTCGGGAGTGAAGGGTGCTGTTAAACTTAGCACGTTGTAATCTCCAAGGTTGGCGTAAAGGTCTGCGCTACCGTTTTCAGTGTCGATGATCGCTACCTTAGACCACTCACCCGCCATACCTTTAGCGATAAGTAGGGCTGAATAAGTCTTGCCGCCTCCGCTTACTGCAGACAGTCCGAGACGAATCTTTGCTTTTTGTCGTGTTGCTTTTCTAAGTGTACTCATTGTTTTATTGTGATTTAATTGTTTACTGCCCATTGCGGATTGTTTGTGCCTACCGTGAAAGATAACCGCACCTTACCCTCATTGATTAGCTTTGCACTAACCCTGTACTCTGAATGCTTAGCTGCGCTTACTGAATTGTAGTGCGCCCATGTGTGAAGCATGTAGTAATCGGTAGCCTTGCGCTCCCGTGTCATGTGTGGGACGAAGGATTGTTTTTCCATGTCCCATTTTTCGATGTGTACTTCGGTTGTCATTGCTCACCTCCTTTATAGCATAGAGGCGCTACACGTAAAAGTTGTTCTTGCCAATTTTCGGGCAATCCATGATTAAGAAGCCATTCAATGCGTAGTGCCGCGCCTTCGGAGGTGTTGTCTACCCTTGCCCATCTCTCGGAAAAACACCAATGCCAACTAGCGCCGTACAATAGGGTAAATTGATTGCTCCATTCATTAAAATTTATTGCCTTACT